TAAAAATATATTAGATTATTATTAATAGTAATAAATGATAGAAATAACATTTAAGGGGAAGAAAATAAAACACGAAGATATTAATATTTTTATTATAAATGATTTAACATTTTCAATAATTGTTTTTATTTGGTATATTTTATATCAATTGGGTATTTATAATACTTATAGTCCTTTATTTGCGTTAATTATAACATTTATTCAAAACATTATAATTCTAGGATTATTGTTTTACAATAAAAAAATAACTATTTCAAATATTTTTAGATATTTATTAGTTTTAGTTATTATTAAAGTACTTCCTATTTTATCTTTTTACTCCAATTTTAAAATTACATTTACAGACATAGTATTTATGTTTTTCTTATATTTATTTTATTTAATAATTATGTTTATTATTATAATGATTTATAAACCTGATTATAATATAAAAACAAAAATAATGGATGATTTAAATGGCAAAAGTTTAAAAGATGATGTTATTTATTATTCCTATGATTATGCTTATGATAATTTAATTAAAAAAATAATATAAAAAGCCAAAAATAAGGCTTTTTTCTTTTTTCCCCTTCACTACTTGCCATTCTTCATAACAGCATTCGCAAGCCTATTATAGTCCCACGTCTCGTTTGTATTCGAGGAGCGTAACTTATATAAGTTTGAAAACCTGTACGTTTGAAGAAGAATGGCGAGATAATGAAATGCGTCCTCGTCGTTGTCGAAAGTTTCCTTAATCGATTCAATGTATTCGTCGGTGAATGAGAAATTGACGAAACAACTGCAATCATCGCAAATCTGACTTGAACAATGATGATTATAATAAACGAAGCAACGAATATAATAATCAATCACGCAACTCAAACAGTAATAATTGTTCAACATAGGGAAATACATAATCACGTTGAAAATATAAATAACGCAGGCTGAAAGGTAGTCCTTGTGATAGTTATATTGATCAAGCATTTTCTGTCTTTTCGACAATTACTATTGATAATAATTATTTCAATTTTTTTGTGCTATAGTATAGTTTTAATACATATTTAATGGTAATCTATTTATATTATCTAATGAAAATGAGCTTATCATCAGTTTTTTAATATTTTTCGGCTTACAAGAAATAATTACTGATAAATTGCAATAACCTTTTTTATTTTTCTTATTATGTACTTTTGTTCTTATTCTTAATTGTTGTTCGCATATAAACTCCGGAACATTAAAATTGCATATATCATTACCTAAATGATACAATCCTTTTTCGGATATTTGAATATAATAACAGCCTTTGTTTGCATATAAATCTCTTATAGTTGTATTAGGACAATTTATATAAATGTCATTATAATTATGATTGTTATTTTTAATTTCACGCCAATTATCATAAGTAATATTTTTAATCATAAATGGCGGAATATTACCATTAAATAATTTCATATCTTTTATTAGCATTTCAAATAACTGTTTTGATTTTAATGGTATTTTATTTTTAGCACTTCCAAGCCATTTTTGTGTTTTTTCGTTGTACTTTAAAGAACATTGCATCCAATCTGGAGCATTTATTTTTTTAATTTCGATAGGTATATCATTATAACTATTAAAATTGCATTCAATATCATTTTTATATTTAGAACCTCCTAAATCTTCTTTATTTTGCGTATTAAATAATTTATTGTTAATACAACAATTTTTAATTGTATTATAAACTTGCAATTCATATTTAAGACCTTCAATTGAACAATTAGAAGAACCTCTAATAATATTTAGCTTTAAATTACTGAAAAGAAATATAAAACCAATAATAGACATTGATAAAAAATAACAACAATTATAAATCAATTTTTATTCACTGCAACTATCACTACTATCATTATCACTATTAAAAGGTTCAAAACCTACACTGAAATTATCATTTATTTTAGATAGTATTTTAGGATCTATATCATTATTGTTATCATCTCCTCCATTTGTTGCAGATGTATTTGGATTATTATTTTTATTAGCTAATAAAAATGAGAAATCAATATTAGCCGAATAAACATAATAAGCAATTATTGTACAAACAATATAAATAATCATAAATAATAAACAATTATTAGTTGTGAATAATGAATATGGTTCATTATAATTGTAATCATCATCATTCATATTTTCATTAGATATTCTTGTATATTCAAAATATTGGATAATAATAAATATAACAATTGTTATAATGAATGATATTAAATAATATTGCATATTTATTCTTATTATAAATAAATGATTAAATAATAATAATTATACGCATCATTTATATAAATAATTAATATTATTACTATTATTATAAATGAAATTAGAGTTGAAAAAGTTCGATCCATCAGTTATTAAAAGTGATTCAGTAGTGGTATTTATTGGAAAACGTAATACAGGTAAATCGTATTGTATGAAAGATATTTTAAGTTATCATAAAGAATTGCCTGTTGGTATTGTCGTAAGTCCAACAGAAACTGCTAATAATTATTTTGAAAAGTTTGTTCCAAATATGTTAATATATGATGAATATGAACCAACAATTATCAAAAAGTTTTTAGATAGACAAATTAATATTAATAAACAAAAGGGCGAACAATTAAAAAAATATGGAAGTTCTGACATTGATAGTCGTGCATTTTTAATTTTAGATGATTGTTTATATGATAAAACGTGGCCAACTGATAAAAATATTAGAAGTATTTTTATGAATGGAAGACATTATAAAATATTTTTTCTAATTACTATGCAATATTGTTTGGGTTTGCCACCTATTTTACGTGCTAATATCGATTATGTATTTATTTTTAAAAATAATCTTATAAAAGAAAGAGAAAAAATATATAATCACTATGCAGGTATTTTTAATGACTTTTCAACATTTTGTACTGTTATGGATAATTGTACCGATAATTATGAATGTTTAGTAATTGATAATAAAATACAAAGTAATAAATTGGAGGATCAAGTGAAATGGTATAAAGCAAAAGAAGCCGATTTTAAGTTATGCACACCTGAATTATGGAGTTTATGTGCATTAGAAAAAGAAAGAAAAGACAATACATTATTTTACGAAGATGAAGAAGATGAAGAACCTTATGACCCAAGTGTTTTTACTAAAAATAAAAATAAAATTAAAATAAACGTTAAAAAGAAATATAATTAATTTTATATATAGATAATAATGACTACTAATTATAATTTAGTTATAGTTGGTGCTGGTGTTTCTGGATTAGCATTAGCAAATTATGCATTATCTATAAATCCTAATCAAAAAATCGTCATTATTGATAAAGATAAAACAATTGGAGGTTGTCATAAGGTTAATAGAAAAAAATATAATAATGAAAACTATTTTTGCGAACACGGACCGAGAGTTTATATTAATAATTATGTTAATTTTATTAGTCTCCTTAAATCAATGAACATCAATTTTTATGATATTTTTAATAAAAGATATTCTTTAAACGATGTTTCTAATAAAATTATATTTGAAGATAAAATATTTACTTTTACTGAAATATTATATATAATAAGAGATTTTATATTTGTCATTTTTTTCAATAAACACGGTTTGAATACATCTATGAAAACATATATGGATAATAATAATTTTTCTGATAATGCTAAAGATTATGTTGATTTATTTTGCAGAAGTTTTGATGGCGGTGGTAGTAATCGCATTTCCTTAAATCAATTTATTTCATCATCAATACAAGCAATGTTATATTCGTTATATATACCTAAAAAACCAAATGACGAAGGATTATTTAAATACTGGAAACAATATTTAGAAAAGAATAAAATAACATTTTTGTTAGATAATGGTATTGATAAAATAATAGAAGATGATGAGAAAAAAGAGATTGAAAAAATAATATTAAAAGATAAAACAGAAATAAAAGGTGATAAGTTTATATTTGCAATTCCGCCGATAAATCTTATTAATGTTTTAAATAATAATCAAAATAAAAATGTTAAAAATGCATTTGGAGATTTTGATATAATTAAAAAAATGTCAGAAATGACAGAATACGATGAATATATATCAATAACTTTTCACTGGGATTATGTATTAACATTAGAAGATGATATAAAAAAGTTTAATATTAAAACTGATTGGGGATTAGCTACAATGAATATGACTAAATTAATGACTTTTAAAGAAGTTAAATCAAAAACAGTTATAAGTTGTGCCGTAATTTATACAGATAAAAAAGGTTCTTATTCTAATAAAACCGCAAATGAATGCGAAGATGAAAAAGAATTAATTGATAATGTTTATGAACAATTAAGAACGGTTTATAAAAATATTTCAAAACCAACTTTATATTTTATTAATAATACTTATGATAAAAAACAAAAGAAATGGATTTCAAATGAAAAATCATATATTAAAATACCGAATGTTGATTATATTGATTATACAAGTAAAAATTATAAAAATCTTTATAATTTAGGAACTCATAATGGAAAACATAAAAACTCTTTCACATCTATCGAATCGGCTATCAGCAATTCCATAAAACTTGCAAATATTATTTATAATAAAAAACTAAAAATAAAAAGATGTTTTGATATTAGAGATTTAATTGTCGTTATTTTATCAATAATTATATTATTATTATTAATCAGATATTATTATGGAAAATAATATAAATATTGTTATTGAACCAGAAGTAGTTATTAAAGAAGAACCAGAAGTAGTTATTAAAGAAGAACCTGAAATAACTATTAAAGAAGAACCAGAAATAACTATTAAAGAAGAACCTGAAATAACTATTAAAGAACAGGAAAATATAATAATAAAACCAATAATAGATATACCTAAAAAAACTACAAATACAAATATAAAAGATATATTATCAAACCTTTATCAAAAAATAAAAGATAATAAACATAATATAGATAAAGTAGAACCGATGTTAAAAGAGATTATTGAAAATGATGAAGAAAATCCACAAATATTAATGCCACAAGATGAAGAACAAACACCAAAAATTAATAATAATTTGATGGATTTTAATAATGGAGAAAATACGATAAATACAACAATTACTGCAGATATTGTTGCTATTAATAAGAATGATATAGATATGACATCATCGTTAAATAAACGTACAGATGAACTTTTAGAAATTATTAATAATAATAAAAAGAAAATACTTAATAATTTATATATAGTATCGTCAAAATATGATTTAATTTATTTTAGATATAATCGAATAACCTTGTCTATTTTAATAATATCTACAATTATAACTTTTATTGAAGCAATTAAATTGACATTAATTAATTATGATAATCAATATGAAGGTTCAAAAATATCTTTATATATATCACAGGAAACGATATCATTAATATTTAGCGTATTATCATTATGTTTAAGTACTATATTAACTATTCTAAGTTCAATAGTTAAGTTTAAAAACTTCAAGGAAAATATGGATAAATTAAAGTCTATACACGATACATTATTTAATTATAAAAATCTGTATGATAAACAAAAAGAATTAATTAAGTATTTTAAAATATCTAATAATTTAACAGAAGATGTTTATAATAAACTACAAGAAACAGTTGAGAAATATAATAAAGAAATAAAAGATATAAGTATTTTTGAAAATATTCGAAATGCTGATATAATAAGATTTAATAAAATTAAGGTAGAACACGATATTAAAATGCAAAAAATAGCAACAAAAAGAGAAATTGAATTATTAAAAATAACAACAAATACAAAAAAAATAAAAGAAACAATTGAAAATAATAATAATTGTTGTTATAAGTTTTAATTATTTTTGCTTTTATGATTTTATAAATAATTATAAAAAGAAAAATTGATTTAAAATTATTATAATTAATATCTAAAAATGGAATTATTAACTAAATGTAAATCAAAAAACAATAAATCACCACTCAGATATGTGGGCGGAAAAACACGAGCGTGTAAAATTATTGATGATATTATTTTAGAGCATTTTGATATAAATTGTTTTGATACAATTCTTTCTCCTTTCTTTGGTGGAGGTTCGTTTGAGTTTTATTTACAAAATAAATATGGATTAAAATTAATAGTTAATGATAAGTTTATTCCATTATATAATTTTTGGAAACAAGTTAAAGAAAATAAAACAATATTATGCGAAGAATTAAGAAAAATAAAATCAGTTTCAAAAGAACAATTTGTATCTTATAGAAATATAATTATGCAATTAAATGATAATACATTACAGCAATCTATTTATTATTTTATTATAAATAGATGTTCATTTAGTGGTTCAACATTATCAGGTGGATTTTCAGAAGAAGCCAGTAAAAAACGATTTACTTTATCATCAATAGATAAAATAAAAGCACTTGATTTTACATATATCGATATATATAATAGTGATTTTTATGATTTTATAAATAATTTTAGTACAATCAAAACTCTAATGTTTTTAGATCCTCCATATTATTTAGAAAACAAATCAAAGTTATATGGAAATAATGGAGATATGCACGAAGGTTTTAATCATCAATTATTATTTGATTTATTAAGTATAAAAAAGAATTGGATTATTACATATAATAATTGTGATTTTATTAGAACTCTTTATAAAGATTATAAACAATTATATGTAAATTGGAGTTATGGAATGAATAAATCTAAATTATCATTAGAAGTTATTATTATTTCAAAATAATTATTATTTTTGTATTATTTTATTTTTATTATAAATATTATTTGAATATATATAATTAATATTTATTATAATGTCAATTTCTTTATATACCGATGAAATACTTAAAAATAGATTTTATGAAATTAAAAACATCATATGGTACTTTTGAAGATATTTTTATTAAACAATAGTTAAAGTAATTCACATAAACGATTTGCTATTAACTGAATAACAGGAAGTGATACAGCATTACCAGCTAAACTGTATAATTTGCTTGCTGATATTTTTGGTAATTTATATTCATTTGGAAATCCTTGTAAATTAAAACATTCACGTGGTGTCAATTTTCTTATTCCTTTATCATCTATTATTAACGGAACATTATGACCTCCTGTTCCCATATTTGCTGTTAAGGTTGGACAAACACTATTTTTATTTTCTCTTACATAATATCTTCTATATTGATAAATAGTATTAGTCGATATATGTTTTATTATGTTTGTTTTTAATTCTTGATAAATCTTTAAATTATCTTTATAATAATATTTATCATCAATATCAGTTTCTAAAAAATCAATAATAGGTTTATTTTTAATAACAGGAAAATCAAAATTAAACTTATTATATATATCGATATTTTTAAATCCAATTATGTATATTCTTTCTCTATTTTGTGGAATATTGGTAATTTTACAAGTATTTAATATTGAAAACTTAATATGATAATTTAAGTTTTTTAGATTATCAATAATTATTTTAAATGTATTTCCTTTATCGTGGCTTTGCAAGTTTTTAACATTTTCTAATATAATAATATCAGGTTTGTTAATTTTAATTATTGTCAATATTTTCCAAAATACATTACTTCTTTCATCTTCAAAACCTTGTTGTTTTCCAGCAATACTAAATGGCTGACAAGGAAAACCTGCAGTTAATATATTTGCTTTTGGAATGGTTTCTATATTTATATCAATTAAGTTTTGTTTTGTTAATTTTAAATTATTATTTAAATTATATATAACTTCTGAACTATCTAATAAATCATTAGCAAAAACTGTTTTTACTTTATTCGTTAAATGAAATGCATAAGAAAATGCTCCTGTTCCGGCAAATAAATCAATTAAATCCATTGTTAATATTATAAATAAATTATAAAAATAGAAAAATCAATTTTTATTCTTAGAATTGATTAAAAAATAATTATAATTGTTGTTTAATTGGAATAAGCTAAGCCACCCATACCAGAAAGGATACGGAGAACGTTATAATTTACAGTATAGATATAAATATTACCAGCAACTGATGATGATACAGATAATATAGCAGTATCTATGCGAGACATATTTAAAGTTCCTGATGGTTGATGTTCTTCTGGTTTAATAGCAAAAGAATAAACATTGATTCCCTTATGGAAAACATCAGGAGTGTTTTCGTGATGTTGATAAGGTTGAACTAATGAGAAATAAGAACCATCACGTTCAGCAAAACGATCATTGCCGTTTAATTGAACTTTAGCACGAGTAACAGGGTTTCCGCCTATATAAACGTTATTATCAGTATTGCGATCACTGTAATTATTCCAATATAAATTAGCAGCACCTGAACCACTCTTGTCGGGTTTAACAAACCATACAAGTTCCTTGCAAGGATGGTTAAAGTTCATTCGAACACTCTTCATAGTTGAAGTGCCAGCGGTTATGCTATCACTGCCAGTGAATTGTAATTGTTCTATTAAATATTCGTGGGATAATTGGGCAAATCGGCGACGTTCATCGGTATCAAGGAATATATAATCAACCCATAATGAAACATCAGATAAAGTTAAGTAAGTGCTTCCACTGCCACCAAGTTCGCTATTTAATTTAGCACCGCTAACAGTTGTTCCATTTTTAGCGGGTAAAGCAAAAGCCTTATCACAATAGTTGCCACTGGTATCAACAAGTAAATCTTTATTTTCAAACTCGATATTAATCTTAACTTCGTGATATTGAAGAGCAATTAAAGGTAAAGCGAGACCAACATTGCGACAGAACCAGAACTCGAGGGGAACATTTACAGCATATGATTGACCAGCACCAACAAATATAGAATGGTTATATCTATCACCGCCAACCATTAAATAATAACCATCACGTTTTCCACTTGGGAGAGATAATTCATTCCATACATATAACCATTCAGCATAATGTTTATCTATACGCTGACCACCAATTTCAAGTTCTATGGTTTTAAGAAGTTTAACACCAAAATAAGGAACAAGAGCAATGCCATTATTAACATCAGTTGCATTAGCAGTATTAGCATTAGTATTATTAAACTTGGCACGTAAATATACACGATTTATTAAATCACCATTACGGGTTATTTGACAAGTTACACGAGAACCAAAATTGGGACTTCCGTTAAATGATTGTTCTATTGCTTCAATAGCAAAATTAGTATGACGACGATAAGCAACTTTGAAAAAAGTAATTTGCGGATTACCGGTTAAATAAACGTCTTGGGCACCATAAGCAACAAGTTGAAGAAGACCACCACCCATTTATGCTATATTCTTTATACTATAATAGGAGAAAA